ACAAAGAAAACTCGGTTGGCGAAGTTTCATCCGATGTCAAATTACCGGATTTAAAAATTGAGGCATTGTTATTACTACTATTAATATTGGCATTTTCAATCCAAACGTAACTCAAAAGATCACCTTTCGATTTGATAGGAATGGAAACTTCGTTCCCCGATTCAAACGTACCGATATAATCCATACGTTCTGGTTTAATAGCAAAGTTTGTGTGACGTTTATAGTTTTGTCTAAAAAAAGAGACTTCTGGGTTGCCTGTGATATAGACATCCTGGGCACCAACGGAGACAAGATCAATCAAAGCAGCTGACATATTTACTACTATACTATATTAAAAAAATCAGGCGTTAACGAAGTAAGATAAAAATGGTCGTGTTCCAGGCACTCACCTGGGAAACACAAGACACGGAAGACGAACACCTTATTAGTATTTTTGGTAAAACGAGTGAAGGTAAATCCGTGTGTGTGACGACGAGTTTTACACCATACTTTTTTATAAAACTCCCTAAGAAAACGACACCATTAGATGTTCGTAATTTGTATACAAAGATTGATAAAACGTGTCCTGAGTGTCTGACGAGTTACGATATTGTTCAATCTAAAGATGTATGGGGGTTTCAGAATAATGAACAGTTTACATTTATGCAGTTAAATTTCAAAAATGTAGCGGCGCGACGAATGGTAAATGGAAGACTAAAACGTACATTACCCGATGAATCTATAAAATATAAGGTATACGAATCCAATTTAGACCCCGTCCTGAGATTAATGCACAGAACGGGTATACAATCTACGGGGTGGTTGGATACCGGCGACGAGTGTGTGCGTTCGTATCTCGCGCACGTGGATATAGACTTGTTCTGTAATAACTGGAAAACACTTAAACCCATTGATATTCCCGAGACGGCGCCATTTGTCGTTGCTTCTGTGGATATTGAGTGTAATAGCTCAACCGGTAAGTTTCCTGATGCAGATGTAAAAGATGATGCGTGTTTTCAAATTGCTGTATCACTTGCACATTTTGGTTCCGATATACCGTACGATAAAACGTGTTTCTGTTATAAGAAGACGGACCCGGATTTAGAAGGGTGTATAATTAAAAGTTATGATACAGAACGTGAAATGCTTATGGCATTTAAGGCGTATATGATGGAAAAAGATATTGACATTATAACTGGGTGGAACATATTTGGTTTTGATTTGGAATATATTATGAAACGTGCGGTCATGACACATTGTGATCCATCCTTTTACGAAATGAGTAAATTGAAAAACTATACGTGTGAACTTGTGTATAAGAAATTATCGTCGAGTGCACTTGGTGATAACGACCTTAAGATTTTACCTATACCCGGAAGGTTTATTTTTGATTTGTTTCATGAGGTTAAAAAAGGGTACAAACTTGATTCGTACAAACTCGATAATGTTTCAAAATTGTACCTCGGTGATAATAAAATCGATATGCCTCCGAAAGAAATGTTTGCGCGTTTCGTTGAAGAAGACCCCGTGAAGTTACGTGAAGTTGCGGAGTACTGTATTAAGGATACTTTGTTACCACACAGACTTTTGTCTAAACTGTGTACACTCATAAACTTACTAGAAATGGCAAAAGCGACATGGGTTCCTCTGTGTTATTTGGTCGAACGGGGACAACAAATCAAAGTATTTAGTTTATTAACAAAAAAGGCACGTGAAATGGGGTTCATGGTACCAACACTATCTTGGGGTCAACAGTCTACAATAGGATACGAAGGTGCAACTGTTCTCGAAGCACAGAAAGGTGCCTATTATACACCTATTACCGCCCTAGATTTTGAAGGCCTGTATCCATCAATCATGATGGCACACAATTTATGTTATTCGACCCTCGTTATGGATTCGAAATACGAAGACATACCTGGTATAAAATACGAAACGTTTGGGTTTTATAAGTTTGCACAAGACGTTCCGAGTCTTCTGCCAAGTATTCTCTTAGAACTGAAACAGTTTCGTAAACAAGCTAAAAAAGATATGGCACAATCGACCGGTGCGTTAAAAGAAATGTATAACGGTAAACAATTAGCGTATAAAGTGTCTATGAACTCTGTATACGGTTTTACGGGTGCAGCAAAAGGTATGTTACCATGCGTACAAATTGCATCTACGGTAACGTTAAAAGGGCGAAGCATGATTGACGAAACAAAAGCATACGTTGAAAAGAATTTTCCGGGTGCAAAGGTAAGGTACGGTGATACGGATTCTGTTATGGTCGAATTTGACGTTGGAAATCGTAAAGGTATGGAAGCGATCGAGTATAGTTGGGAACTTGGTGAACGTGCCGCGGGTGAGTGTACCAAACTGTTTAAAGCACCAAATAATCTCGAACTTGAGAAAGTATATTGTCCGTACTTTTTGTATTCAAAAAAGAGGTACGCCGCGAAACTATGGACAAAAGGAAAAGACGGGAATATGAATATGGATTATATAGATGTTAAAGGTCTTCAATTGGTTCGACGTGATAATACACCACACATGCGTGAAGTGTGTAAAGAACTACTCGATGTCGTGTTAGAAAGTAGTGATACCGGACCACCAAAAGCACTCGCTTTACAAAGAGCTATTGAACTTATTGAAGGTGATGTACCGAATGAAAAGTTGATACTTTCACAAAGTCTTTCTGATTCGTATAAAGTAAAAGGTTTCACAGTTTCTATTAATAGTCCTGATATTAAGGATATTAATCAAGCACACGTCCAAGTTGTAAGAAAAATGCGTGAAAGACAACCGGGTTCCGAACCACAATCGGGTGATCGTGTACCTTATATTCTTATCGATACGGGTGATCCGAAAGCAAAGGCATTTGAAAAGTCTGAGGATCCAAAATATGCAAAGGATAATAATTTAAAAATAGATTATAATTATTATTTCATAAACAAATTTTTAAATCCCGTGTGTGATTTAATTGAACCACTTTTTGAAGATCCAAAAGAAGAAATATTCGGCGAACTTTTAACACGTGTTAAACCAAAACGACGACCTAAGAAAAAAGTAGAGGATGAAATTGAAGGGCAGCAGAAAATAAGTGATATGTTCAAATCGCTTAAAAAATAGTGACGTATATAAAATATGACGTCCAAAAAATTACAGACACTTTGGGAAGAGGAAGTTGAAACGGAAGTATATAGACGTAGTATAAAACTAATGGAAAAAATATCACATAAATATTCTATAAATTTAAAACTTTTACTTTCAGAAATTCCAAACCCATTAAATTTCTGTAGGGGGTTTAAAAAGGATGGTTCTCCGTGTATAGCAAGAGCCAAACTTAATGGAATGTGTGGGAGTCATATCGATCAGCCTCAACTTAGAGGACCGGTAGAAATGGTATTTAAAAATAACGATGGTATACGACATACACATAATTTAACGGAGTGTATATTTAAACCAGGGTGTCCGGCATGTGAAGTATCAAGAAAGGACTTTAAAGATTTGCGTGGAATTATGTAATAATGAACAAATCAGCTATTCTACTAACATCAATTGATAGTTTTTATAATATCCCCGAGAATAGAGCTACACTTTTAGAAATTTTAAACAAAACGAATGGGATTTCTTTAAGAAATCTAGAATGGTTTATTACGAACTACTCAAAGAAAAATAATTTATCGTACAAAACAAACGACGGTAAAATATTTAGTGTACACTGTGCATATAAATCGAGTTTAGATGGGTATAGTAAAAAATTGTTCGATCCATTTTGTAGATCAACAAAAATATCATACATCGTTCCGGGTACATCCAATGAAATACATACGACCGTGGCACAACTGAATTTCATAAGATGGTGTATAAAAAATAATATAATTGAATATATTCACAACAATAAAAATGAACTTTTTTCTAAACAAGTGACATGACACCATTTTCAAAAATAAATGTTTGGTATCCGACATAATACAAGTGTAAAGTGTAATCACTCGTAAGACCTTCTTTCATAGTGACATCTAAAACCGTTCGGTTAGATTGTAACTGACTAAAATCCAACATTCCCGATGGTTCTACATTAATTGGATTCATCGAGAATGCGTATGTATAAATACTTCTAAAAGGTCTCGATAATCGACTCGTAAATGGGACAACGTATTTAAAATATTTATGATCACTATCTTGAATATTTGGTATATCTTCACCATTTACAAATATTTTAGCATTTAACATAGGTGTATTGTAAAATTCGTTCAAAATAGAATATTCGTTACTCGACGAAAAATTATACCTATTTGCAAACACATTTGCTGTTAAAGATGTACCACCTTCATATGTATCTTCGTTTTCAAATGCTTTCTGTCTAAAAAACCAGTTCAGTGTTTTTACTGGTATTTTTGGAACAAGTTCGAGTTTTGCGTTTCGAACACCAGCTGAAATGTCTAACGAAGGGTGTTTTTTAACAATATCGGTAACAAAAACGTGTCTTCTATTTTTTATATATGCGCGTTCACTGGGTTCAAGTGTTATTTCTTCGGTAACGATATCAAATTCGTTTAAGGAAAGAGATTCTGTTTCGTTTGTAAAAAAAGTCTGTTTATGAAACTCGAATTCAAACTGGAGCTTTTGTTTGTGTATGGCACACGTTGGAAAATATGGACGATTTGGTGTGTTTGTTTCGTATTCATCACTTTCATATTTACGCGAAAAAAGTAAAGGTATTGGTATAAAAACACGCGACTTATTTCTGGCTAATATTTGATTACCTGGTAGTAAAGACGTATCTTCTGCATTATTTCTATTTACCATGTATCTTTTTGTTCGTTTTTCGGATTCATCTAAATATAACTCATCGTATATGATACCCCAATCTCCATGAAATTTTTCAACAACCGTTTCATCTACGCGCATGGTTATTGATTTAAAAATATGTCTACCAATTTGGTCTGCGTAATAACTATCGAAACCTGTTAGAGCGGGTAATTCAAAAGATATGTACATGTTTGCTAAAAGATCTCCCATGTTTCGTGGATTATAGGTAACTTTTATGGTTTCACCAAAAGGCCAAGACGTTGAAGAATTACTTGGTTTATTCACGTTTAGACTTTTATGAAACTTTGTAAAATTTGCGTGTCTTTTAGGTTCATACTTAAAGAGTGAATGAATAGGATCGTCTTCTAAAAGGTACGTATCTTGTTTACCAATTGCATTAAGTGATAGTATGGCACCCGTGTTTGGGCCAGATGTATCACACATACTTACTACTTATTGTTTATATATTTTTAAATCCCTTTTCCACATATCGACGTGTGACATTTTCTGTAATGTATCAAGTTCTACTTTTGACTTTGTAGTTTCTTCCCTGAGATTTTGTACAGCTTCGTGTGTATACTGATACGTTTTGATATTTAATAAATAGTCATACGAATTATCTATTTTATCAAATATCTTTTCCATTTCATGTTCAAGTTCAGAACGTTTGCGTTTGAAAACAATAAGTTTTTCGTGTATAACCATATCAATAAACTTTGACACATTTTCTAGTTTTTGTAGTTTATTTTTCAATGTTGTAATGAGATGTGTTTTTCTTTTTTTATACGTCTTTGTTCGTATACTTACAAAGTCGAGAAGTATTTCTTCTGGACTCGTATATTTATGGATACCCTTTTCTGGATGAAATAAATGCATGTTTGATACATGAAACGTTTTTTGGAGTTTGAAATCTTTTATTATATCTTTACCAGTATACCCCGTTATTTCAAAATTAACACTTTCCGTCGTACTATTATTTGTATAGTTTGTAATTTTCTTCTTTTCCATAAGTGTATCGAGATACTCTTTGTATTCTTGTGTCCAACGTCCCGGTGGAAGTTCGGTAATTTTTAAAATGTTACCCGTGTGTACCCATGTACCTTCCGTAATCCATAATCCTTCTTCGTTACTAAAAACGCGACCCGTAAATTTATCAAACCACGGTTTCATTGGTATAACATTTTCACCTGTGAGTACGCGTTCTATATTCATGCGTATATCATCTGGATTAAACGGTGGAATATAGGAACTAAATCCTGTACCTATACCTTCAGTTCCATTCACTAAAACGGTTGGTAAAATAGGAACATAATACTCGGGTTCTATCTGTTTACCATCGTCGTCCAAATACTGTAAAACTGGGTCATCTCTAGGGTCAAAAAGCTGACGCGCACTTTTCGTAAGTTTTGTGAATATATACCTCGTCTGACTCGCATCTTTACCACCCATAAGTCTCGTACCAAACTGACCACACGGTTCGAGTAAATTTATGTTATTCGAACCCATAAAATTGTGTGCTAGTTTTACAATCGTATCGGCCAAAGAGACTTCGCCGTGGTGGTACGATGTTTTTTCTGAAACGTACGCGGCTAACTGTGCGACTTTCATTTCCGATGTAAGATTCTTTGTGAAACATGCGTATAAGACTTTTCTTTGAGACGGTTTCAAACCATCGGAAACGTGTGCAATAGATCTTTTCAAATCTGCGAGACTGAAATTAACAAGATCCTTATGAATAAAGTCGGAAATACCGAGACGTTCAACGTTTCCATATGGTATTTCGAGTTCCGATGCCTTTTTTTCAGTACTCTCGAGTAACCACGTTTTTCTCGAATCTGATTTTGTTTTATCAAACGCAAGAATAATTGAATCGTCCATAGTTTCATCCGTGTCGAATTGAACGGTAAGATCTTTTATTTTTTTAAAGTATTCGCGTGCTTCCGCAGACGTTGACGTACCGAGACCCTTATAATATTTAATTTTCCAACCTTGTTTACCGTTACCGTACCATTGTCTGAACGTTGAATCTGTATAAAATGATTTGGTTTCTGAACCTTTTGTCGCTTTTATGATTGGTGTGACCATACTCACGACAAAATTAAGTTTGAGTAAACTCGGCCAGAAATAGTGAATCATGTTGAGAATGAGACCTTTGATATGACTTCCATCGTTATCCGCATCGGTCATGATCATGAGTCGACCATATCGAAGTTCGGAGAGTGACGTATACACTTTACCTTGTTGAAGTCCCAAAATCTTTTTGAGATCGTTAAACTCTTTGTTTTCGGTAAGTTGTTTTATACTTGCATCACGAACATTTTTACATTTGCCTCGAAGTGGGAAAACGCCGTAATGATCTCGACCAACTACGGAAAGACCCGCAATTGCCAACGTTTTTGCGGAATCACCTTCGGTCACAATAAGTGTACACTTACCCGAGTGTTGTGTACCAGCTTTATTTGCATCGTCGAGTTTTGGAATACCCGTTATTTTTGATTTACGAGACCCATCCGTTTTCTTGAGTTCTTTCATTTCGCGAAACTTTGATAACGCCATAAGTTCCGATTGAATACTCGTTTTTAGAATAGTTTTAATGAACGTTTTCGGTGGTTCAAATTTACTTCCGAAATCTTGTGGTTTAAGTGTACATTCCGATTTGACCTGACTACTAAAACTCGGATTGACCAACGTCGCTTTTACAAAAACGAAAAATGCGTTCTTGACTTGTTGGGGTCGAAGTTTTATTTTCTTTGCCATATCTTCGATAATACCATTTGCGAGTATTCCCGAAACGTGATCAACGTGTGAACCTCCTTTTGTTGTACATATCCCATTCACAAAAGATACGTGTTCAAACCCATCATCTGAAGGAGCGATACACACTGACCATCTATCACTCGTAAACGTACACATTTCATCCATTTTTGTATACATTTTAGCATACGTAGTAAACGTAGATTTTGGTAAAGGTTCACCTTGAAACTTTACTTTACAGTTTTGTGATGTACAAATATTTGCATCGTATACTCGTTTTTCGAATATTTTATAGATAGAATCATCCATTTTTGACATACCAAACCTTTTCCAATCGGGAACAAAAGTAATAGAAACACTCGACGTAGCACTTGAATACTTTTTTATTTTGGGTGTACCACACGTTTTCATATTATCTGTCCATTCTTGTGTATACATACACTTATTTTCACCATCTTTAATTTTAATGGAAAACTTCGTCGAGTATACGTTTGTAAGTTTTGCACCATACCCGTTACGCCCACCAACGACGCGTTTTTGTGTATCGTCATAATTTGTACTCGTGAGTAAATGTCCGAATGTTAATTCGGGATTCCAAAGACCTTCTTTTTCATGCATTTTTACCGCAATGCCTCCCAAAGGTCCATTATTTTCCACGGTTATTTCACCCGTTTCTTTATCAATAGATACACTGAGCGACGTTACGTTTTTTGGGTACATGGAGTTCCTGTCGATCGCATTTACTAAAATTTCATCAAATATTTTTAAAAGTGCTGGTGAGTAGACGACATTTTTCTTTTCAAAGTGATCATTTTCATACACCCAGTACGGTTCGGCTACACGTGAAACTGGTCCAACATACGAATCTGGACGCTTTAAAATATGCTCCACGTGTGTGAGTTTTTGAATACTTTCACCCATTTATGTTATATTGCACCTTTTACTTAAGTATCTTTTTAGTCCTTCGAACCAATATATTAATTCATATTTTGTTTTTGACTTGGGTGCGGGATGAATATTTTTTATGCGACCACACTCGCGGTCACGTAACGTGGTAATTCCCACTTTATACGAATTTATATAACATGCATAACATACACGTTTTACCTCCGTACCAAAAAATTTTAGGTACATATCATTATTGACAGTAAAAATGGGGCGTATTTTTCTATATTTACGTATAAGAATACGTTCTTCCGTGGTATTTGTGTGTATACATGGTTCTAGGGGACATTCACACAAATAACATTCTTTTGACCATTTAATATACATAAAAAATACTGGTCTTTATCTTTTATGTATTATAATCATGTACAACAACCCGACGGCGTTCCAGCTATTGGTGTAAATTTAGAAATGCAACCACCTATTCGAGAAGAGCCCGAGCCCGAGCCCGAGCCCGAGCCCGAGTCTGTTTACGAAAGAACTGATATACTTTTTACTAAGATTATTCACGTTACTACATTTTTTGTGAATTGTTTATTTACACTCATATTATATAACATATTGAACATTATAAATCTTATACTTTCGATGTTGTGTTTATATGGTATTTCAAAAGAAGATATGAAATATGTATACTTTCATACCGTATATTTAATTATATGTTTGATTATGGCGATATATGTAGTATCGGACGTATATATAATTTATTATTCAACTTATACTGTACTGAATTTAATAACAATTGAACAATATAGTTAAAAGTTTTGATACATAAGTATAATATGCGAGAATTTATTTTAAAAAGACTCGAATTGGGAAAAACAAAATATGGTCACGGTGTCCGTGTTGATATGGATACAGTTACATGGGGAACACCTAAAAATTCGTGGTTAGAAATGGCTATAGAAGAATATATCGATGCTATAATTTATATAGCTGCTGATTATATCCGAAATTTTGAAACACCTGTAAGACCAGATGATAATGAACGTATATTAGAATTAGCATGTAATCCAGAATACATGTTGAGTGATTTTCATACCATGTCAATTAAAACAATTACAAATTTGATATACATGTCTACTCACCGAGAGTAAAACTGTAAGTTCTTCTGAGTTTTACAAAGAACCACATTCTTTATTAACCTAAGTTATTTTATTTTCAGTAAAATGTAAATTAAAAATGTCGCAATACTTTTTACCTACCGTTACACAAACAAATTTTAGTGATACGAAAAATGTACTCACTAAAAAACATCAATCAAATATTCAAAATTACGATGATTGTTTACGTGTATCTAAAACTTTAAAAACAAATAAAAAAACACCAGAAGAAATGGCACGTATTCTTGATAAAATGCGGAAGAAAAAACTTGAATGTCAAAAAACAAGACCAATTCAGGTTATTGATTCTGTACCTAAACGAGACGTTTCCGAAAACCGGAGCGTATGTAAAGCTTTCACGCTATCGGGAAAAAAGTGTTCATTCAAAGCCGTATGTGGAGAATATTGTAAAAAACATAGAATAGATAATCAAGTGTTAGGAACTAGACCAAAAATAAATGTTTCTTTATTATAAAAAAAATGTTAGATCAGGAAACGCTCAGACCCGTCATAGTAGCAATGGCGCTTTATCTTGCAATTTCAAAAATCGTACCAGAACTTCTTAAGAAACCAACCAATATTAAATTTATTGATGATATTGTTGCTATGCTTATTGCCCAACGAGGATCACTCATGTCCGGCGCCATCTTGACTGGCGTTATTACTTTCCTTACCAATTATATTAGCGACGAATTCTTGTAATACATTTTCTTTACACGTTAACATGTGAGTCCTCGGATGTTCCATATACCTTATTTTTTTGGTATATGCATCTTCCATAAACTCTCGTAATTGATTTTCGTCGGGTTTACCCCATTTCATACCCGCTTTGAATAAAAAATCGTCTTTCGGTATTTCTTGTAAACCACATTTTATAGTATACGGTGTTTTGACATATTCAGGAGCACCACCATAATCAGTTATAATAACGGGTTTGTTTCGTAAAGCTGCTTCGACTGCTCCCATGCCTACACCTTCTGAAGACGAAAAACTGACATAACAGTCTCCCATTTCATGTATTTTTTCCATTTCTTCATCTGATATGAGTCCGTTTATAAACGTAACATTAGGTATTCGCGCTTCGACGGGTTGTTTACACGTTGCTTTTACCAATAAACGTGAATCTGGTTTATTCATACGTACGAATGTTTCTATGATTTTATTAAAATTTTTACGTGGGTCGTGAACATTACCTATATGGTAAAACGTATACGGTCTCTTATCGGGTATATGTGCGTGTATAACGAAAAAATCTTTATCAGGAAACTGTTTTTTAAAAACTTTTCTACAGAATTCACTCGGTACGGCAATTCTATCGAATAAGTCAAAAAGTTTACCATAATCTTCGTGTACTGTTTCTGTTTCACATACGGTCATACACGTCACATGTTTAATTTTTCTTTTTATTTCTGGTATTTTATCTAACCAGTATGGTACAGGTAAAGCAAATATAAACGCTCTTTCACATTCCGGAATTTTTTCGTGTATTTCTAAGTATTTACTTCTAGGAAAAAGGTTCATATATTTTTTACAGTGTTGACCTATACCACTCAGGGGAGTTGGTCCAATGAATAACATTTAGTATAAAGATAATATTTCTTTTATATATATTACGCGATGGACTCTATCAGAAAACAAATTGAAGATGCACTTCAAAGACCGAAAATCAATAAAGAAACTATTTATGGTATTCTTAAACAAATTGTCGATGTAATCGAACCACCAGCTCCAGCTCCAGCTCCAGCTCCAGCTCCAGCTCCAGCACCAGCTCCAGTACCAGTCCCAGCTCCACCAAAGGCTCCAGAACCAGCTCCAGCTCCACCAAAGGCTCCAGCT